CCATCGGTTGAGCGCACCGGCGGTTTGGCTTGCTCGTGTAGCAGTTTGATTTTGATCATGCGGCCACATCCTCCAGATAGGGCCGCTTGATACCGATCAGCACTTTGCCTTCATCAGTAATGCGGGGATGGCTGAAGCGCAGAATCTCTTTGCCGCGCCAGATGAGTACGGTATCGGCGCCACCAGTCTCCGTTTCCTGCAGCTGGCGTTCGCCGTGCCGGGTGATTGCCTCTGAATCCGGCACTTCGCCTTCGATGCGAAGCAGCGCTTCGGTCAGCTCATGGGCGATGGTGGCTTCGAAGTTTGCGTTGACCTTGTTGGCAGCAGCGCGCACGGCGCGGCGCTGTTTCTTGCTGGCGGTAGGCATCAGGCTTTCATCCTCTGCTGGTGGTCATAACGGGCGGCGCAGGCGTCATTGCAGAACAGGCGCCCGGCGGGTATCTCGGCCCGGCAGGCGTGACAGCATTCGTCCGGCTCCAGGTTATATTCTGTGCGGCGGGCGGCCTTGCTGATCGCCACTTGCAGGGCGTGTTCGGCCGCTTCAGCGGCAATGTCGGCTTCGTCGGCCATGGCTTCTCTCCATGAAAAAAGCCCGCGAGGTGCGGGCTTGGTGGTTATCAGAAGGGGATAGAATCCGGGTCGAAATCATCCACCGGCGCGGGCTGCTGATACTGCTGCTGCCGTTGCGGTGCCGACTGTCGCTGCTGCTGCGGCGCGGCCTGCGGTTGCTGGCCGTTCTGAATGCCGTCCTTCAGCGTCTGCACCTGATTCACCACGATCTCGGTGGAGTAGCGATCGTTTCCGCTTTGGTCCTGCCATTTCCGGGTGCGCATCTTGCCGGCGACGAACACCTGAGTGCCCTTCTGCCAGTAGTTGCCAACCATTTCAGCCAGCTTGCCGAACATGACGCAGCTGACCCACTCCGTCCGCTCCTGCTTCTGGCCGGTCTGCTTGTCTTTCCAGTTCTCGCCCACGGCAATGCGTAGGTTGGCGACGGGTTCTCCGCTGGGGAGGTAGCGAATTTCAGGATCGGCGCCCAGGCGTCCGATGAAAGTGCAGTGATTCAAATCGTTGGCCATGCTGGCTCCTCAATGTCGTACTGGCTGCACCCGGATCACATCACCGGGCGCTTTGCGGTAGATCCCATCCGCGACTCTCAGAGCAGCGGCGGGGGCGGTTAATTGCGGGCGGCACTTCAGATCGAGCGAGGCGATCTGTTGGCCGTTGCGGTAGATCAGGAATGTTTCCATTGGCGGTTACTCCGAGGCACCGGCTGCTGCAGATGCCGTCGATACAGGTGGGGCAGGGCATAACGCGTGCCTCCGCTGGTTAAACGCCCGATACACCGGCGTCCAGTCGAAATCCTGATTGGCGTCCCGGATCTCGGCCAGATCGGCTTTGGTGGTTTCGAGCTGTTCGGGGGTGGTGGAGCGGTGAATGCCCTCCAGGCAGAGGGCGAGGAGGGTGTCAGGCAGCGGCTTCGACGGCTTCCGCATATCCGCTCCAGTGTGCGACGCCGGCCTGCTCCAGTGCGCGCAGCTTGCGTTGGTCGGCCAGCAGCTGTTCATACTCCACCCGGCTGATGGTGACGGTATCCTCGGCGGCTACGTCCACCAGTTCATGGCGCTGGATCGGTGCCACTGGCGCGGCTTTCTGCGCTTGGAGGGCTGCACTTTCGGCCTGAGCCTGCTGCATCCGCTCGGCGGCTTCCCGCTCCCGGCGTTCGCGTTCGGCGGCAGCTTGTGCTTTGCGGGCCTCCTCCTGCCGGATCTGCTCGCGTTCGCGCTCCCGCCGCGCCTGTTCGTCGTCTTTGTGCTTGGCGATGCGGGCGTCGATGGTGGCCTGCAGATCATCGGCTGCCTTCTCGATCAGCATCGCCCAATCGCTGAACAGAAACTCGAAGCCTTCGCTCTGCTGCTTGAGCAGGTCATGGTTGGCTTTGAGGCGATCGATGGTCTGCTTGGCATCGATCTTGGCGGCGGCCAGGGCGTCATCGGCGGCAGACTGCAGGCTGCTGATGGTTTTCTTGCCCTTCATGGCCTCGGCCGGGGTGAAGTTGATGCCCAGGCGGATCGGGCTCTGTTGCTGTTCCAGCCACTGCTGGAAGGCTTCGCGCGCGGCGTTGATGATCTGCGCCCGCCGGTTTTCCTTTTCAGCCTTGACCAGCTTGTTCAGCGCCAGGCGCTTGTCGCGCATTTCGGCCTTCAAGTGGTCGACGGTGCGGAACAGCTCATCGATGCTGGCGGTCTGTTCCAGCGCGGCCTTCTTGGCGGCTTCCAGCTGCTTCTCGCCCTTGTCCAGCGCCTTGATGGCCTTCTCTGCGTCGGCGAAGTCCTGATCGGTCTGCAGATCGGTGTTGATCGCTTCGATCATCGCCAGCGCGCGCTGTTTGAACTCGGGCAGGTTGGTGGCGCGCACCTCGCCGGACAGCTCGACGCGCAGGGCGGGCAGATCCTCGATAGCCTTGCCGACCGGCTCCGGCTTGGATTCGGTGGGGGTATAGGCAGCCAGATCGGCCTTGAATTGCTCCCAACCAGCGAGCAGAGCCGCGAAACGCTCCGGTGTGGATTCGTACCACATCCAGGCGCAGTTCTCTTCGGTGCCATCCGAGCACATGAACAGGCACTTCTCGGCGCCTGACACCAGCAGCTGCTGTTCCAGCTGCCAGAAGTAGTGTGGGTCCAAGTCGTCAGCGGCGATCTGCGCCGCCAGCTCGTCGTTGTAGAGCTTGTGCTCCCAGATCACGTCGCCCAGCATGGTGATGCCGTCGAACGATGCCAGCAGATGCGGGTGTTCGTCGCTGACGGCGGTGCAGGGGTACAGCTCTTCGCCGATGACCCGCTCGGCAATGGGCCGCGCCGCGGCTTCGGCGGCATGGCCCCGGTCAAAGATCGCTTGCTGAGCGGGACTGACTTCCGGCGCTACGCCGGAGTGCTTGAGCTGCAGCAGGGCGGTGCGGGTCTGGTACTTGGAGGCAGCCATCATCGCCGGCGCCTCGGAGGCGGTGAAATGTTCCAGGCGGGCGGCGTGCCATTCCGGGGTGCCTTGCACCAGGTTCAGGATCTTCATGCGGTAACTCCTTCAATCTGCGCCCGCTGCTCATCGGTCAGCATGGCCTTGGATTCGATTTTGGCGATGACCTGATCGGCGGTGATCTTGCCGGCCTCAATGGCGGCCTGCCATTTGGGGAAGTTGGCGTCGAAATCATCTGCCGGGTAGTGCTCCAGCGCCGGGCGGGCGGGTTCTGGCTGTGCGGTGGGGCGCGGGTTCAGCTCACGTTCGACGGGCATATCCTGCGCCTCTTCGACAGTGATCAGGCCGCCCAGGGCGTCCGCGAATTTGTCGCGCAGCGCATAGCCGCGGGCGCGCCACATCAGCATGCGCTTGGGGTACTGCGTCCAGGGTCCGGATTTACCCCATAGGCCGGCGCGCTGAGCATCGGCCTGACTGAAGCTGACGCTGTGCGCTTTCTGTTCGCCCTTGCGCCAGACGGTGCAGGTGGCGGTCATGGTCTGATCATCGAAGGCTTCCTCATGGCCGCCGAATTTCGGGTGGTTCTGCACCAGGGCCAGCAGGGCGTCGCCGTAGATGGCCGGCTTGCCGTTGATGACTGCAATGTTCTGCAGGGACTGGATCGGATTCAGGCCCAGCTCTGAACCCATCATCATGGCGACCAGCGTGTCCTGCGGCTTGTTCTGGTAGCACTTGGGCACCATCTGGCTTTTGGCTAGCATGTCGGCCATCTGCATGGCCTCTTGCAGACTGGCCGGCTGCAGGGCAAAGCCGGTGGTTTGCTTGGTGATTGCGTTCATGCCGCAGTCTCCTTTGATTCATTGGCCAGGGCAGCCAGCAGGGCGTCGGCCCAGGCCACGGCGCATTCGGCGATTTTGGCCGGCTCCCCAGTTGCTTCCGGGTCAGCTGCGATGCCGGCCATAATCTGCGCCGCCATTGCCTCGCGCTTGCTCATAGAGGACGCCGGTCGGCGTCCGTTGGTGTAGGCGTTCATACCTCTCCCTCCAGTTCTGCGATCTGCGCTTTCAGCCTCTGCAGCTTCTCGGCCTTAATCTCGGCCTTGCGCTGTTCGGTAATGACCGCGAGCTGTTCGGCTGTCGGTTCGTCCGGCACTTCCACCTCGATGACGTCGATCAGGTACTGGCCGCTACCCAGGTCGGGCGGGAACGCTTGATAGTGGACTTGGCCTACGACATCGTAGGCCACTCGATACAGTGTCTTTTTCATACTGCATTCTCCATCTGCCTGATCTTCTGTACGGCCTGATGCTGCCGAGCGCCGCGTGTGGCGGCCGCTGCAAACAGGTCAGGATCCATATCCGGAACCTCGACCTCGATTTCATCGATAGGGATTTGCCCCTGCCGGCGGCGATCATCGTCGATCGGGAATACCGAGTAGCAGATTTCCTGCGGTCCAAAGGCCCAGGTGTAGCGGTACAGGGTGATAGTGCTCATGCTGCGATATCCTCCAGATAGGCTTTACGCTCGGCGGCCAGCGCTTTGGCGGCGATCTCCTCGATGGCGCGGTTCAGCAGGGCCGGGTACAGCTCAGCGTATTCACGACCCAGCGCCTCCTGATCCAGTCGGCCGGTGGTGGTTTGCTTGCGCTCGTACCAGTCTCCAAACTCGTCGGAGACAAACACCAGATCCTGCGCCTCGTTCAGCGAGTAGTGGTCGTTATCGATCCAGAGTCCGCCGTCTCGGTGGAACTGCTCGATCTTGTCGGCCAGCGCGATCTCGTACTGGTCCGACGCCATTTCGATCTGCTCCGCTGCCGCATCAACGGCGGCGAAGTGGCTTTCTTCTTTGGCTGCAAATGTCATCACCACTCCTCCTTTAGGAATTGCTTGGCCGCTGCCGGGCCGCGTGTAATTGCAATCAGCCCTGCCGTGAGGCCGAATCCGGCCAGCAGCAGCGCACCGAAGGCGGCGACTGTCAGCGCCGCGATGAAAAGTCCGTCCATAGCGTTCTCCCGTTCGTTTCCAGCAGCACAGGCGCACCTGCGCTCTTGGAAAAAAACGTGGTCAGACACGCCCGTCACACCTACCGTCTTGCATTCAGAGGCTCGGTTCGGTCACAGCTCGCCGCTACGGGATTTTGGCTTGCGCCTTGCGGGTCATCGCTGGGCAGGTTCCGCCTGCTCGGCTGTCTTTCGACTCAATTGGAGTTTAGAAACGTTAAACTTTGCGGTCAAGCAAAAAGTTTAAAAAAGTTAAACTTGATGCTGAGAGTGTGTGGAGGGCGGGCAATAAAAAACCCGCCGGGTGGCGGGATTGTCGTGATGCCTGTCGAGCGACAGCCTTGGTTATGGTGGGCAGCTGACCA